ATAAATTCAGCTGTTCTAGTTGGTTGAAGGAAAATTTGACCATATAAAATATTTTGATCAATTAAATCCGGTGTGTTATTTGTTGCATCCATTACTACACGGAAAGCATATAAACCTTGTTTTGCACGTACTTGTTCCATGTATGGGTTAACAATGTTCAAGAAACGATTGCGTGTTGCATTTGTATTTTGTTCAAATACCAAATAGCGAGTTGAAGATGCAATGAATTTCTTAACTGCAATCAACAAACGACGCACATTTACGCGGTCTAATGCACTCGGACGAGCCTGTAATGTCTTTTGCCCCCAAATTACTACTCCTTCATTAGGGAAGTTTGCAATAGGGTTAATACGAGCCTCATACAATGTATCACGATCAGATTGTGATAAGCGCTTATATGTATCTGTTACAGATGTTAAACCACCGCGGTTCAATCCTGCCGGTGCATACCATGGTGCAGCAATTGCATCATTGAATGACAATACTCCTGGTACTACAACTGAAGGTGGTACCCATGTTGGAACATTGTTTGCTGGGTTTACAATTCTAACCCATGGCCAATACGTTGCTGTATAGCTACTATCAATGCTAATTACTTGATTTGCTACTGTTGCTAATGTATCGCCCGCGGCATTTGAATCCATTACGTAGAATGTGTCTTGACGACCTTCTACTAAATTTCGAGCCAATGCCGTTACAGTTGGGTGTAAACTATGAACGATGCCTGGAGTAATCAACAAGTTCATGTCATAATAATCAGTATTGCTTAACAATGCAAATGCTTTGCTATAAGCAGTTGTACCCGTGCTAGTTGAAGTTGAACAATCAAATCCAAATGTGTTACCTGCAGTAATATTTACTCCAGCATATTTTGGTAAGTTTGGACGAGCACCATCAAATCCACCGTTGAATGGTACCATGAATTTACGAGTTGCTAATGCAACATTGCTTGTTAATGTACCAGCAGTTAATGCAGCATCCAATGTTCCTGAATAAGCTGTTGCAACTGTCGGAAATGCTGCTTCAGCATTTTGACTTACATTTCCTAAGTAGAAATCAGAGTTGCTACCAGTTGTTGAACCTGATGTTGGAGTTGGTGCTAAATAATTAATGTTGTTTTGAACGGTATAATCAAATCCAAAGTAGTTGTTTGAATTGAATATGTTGCTAACAACTTGTGTTGTTGCATATGATACTGAACTCAAATTCAATGAACCAGATGCTTGTGGCATTGGTGATGTTATTGCACGGAAACCAAATGGTACCAATGTTTTGTCATTTGCAGCATTTTCTACAGCATCTGTTACTTCTACACGAATGTATTTTGATGCATTTGTATAATCGCCGTTAATAACCAAATTGCCATTTGCATCAACGGTTTGGTAACGTGTACCAATTACGCGTGCAACGTAACGAGGTGATGTTGGATCTAAATTAACATTGGTAAATGTTTCTACAATCTCTGGTGCAGAATCTGTATCAGCAGATGAATATGCTGCATTGTTGATTCCTGGTGCAGGAGACAATGTATTAACATTTCTAACTTCTACTGTAAATGTACCAAATCCATTTGGATCAGATACTTCAGATGCTAAACGCACATCACGGATACCAACCTTAACATTGTAGTTAACTGAATTGCCATGAGACAACGTGTGGAAGCGAAGCAAGTTCTTAACTGTGCTACCAATTTTTTGAGATGTAATCCAAGGTGTTGTTGCAACTTGAAAATCTTGCAAAAATTCATAATTTGATAGAATTGCTAATTCCGTAGTTACATGTCCAATGTTTGCAAATACTGCAGATGCATTGTAATTTTCATATTGAACGTAAACTGGATAGTCTAATGATTTTGGTGAATTACCAAATACTTTGCTTAAGTATGAATTGTTGGTTTGAACGATTGATGATGATACTGTAGTTCCATTACCAGCAAGGAATGCTGAGAAACCAGGTACGGTTGAATCAGTTGCAAATGAACCTGATACTTTGATTGCAAATGAACCAGAACCTGCATCTAACAATACTGATTTGTCAAACAAGTTAGTTGCTGCATTATATGTTACTGGGAATGTTGGATGTAATACGTGTGTTACGACTTGAACTGCTCCAGCGCCTGATCCTGACTTTGCTAGAATTGCTAATGCACCATTAGTTAATTTATACCCATCTTCATACAATAAACGTGTTACTGTAATAACGTTCCCATTACGCAAATAGTCATTTACGACGAATGGAACATATGAATCAGTTGTAAAGGATCCAAATGTTTCGACAAATTCGCCATAAGATGTAATTTGAGTAGGAACTAGTGCAGGTCCTTTTACGGTTGGACCTACAATTGCTGCTCCAATTTGAGCAACTCCTCCAGCTAAAAACGATTGATCTACTTCGTTCGTAAATACGCCTGGAGACACTATTCTTTCTGCCATTATATACTCCTATGATTTTTTTATATAAATATAGTATTATTGGGTCAAACCATCTGCGGGCGTAAATGTGCCATCGACGATATTAATTTGACCTTCTCCATATCGCTCACGCATTGTTTGTATGAGATCGGATTCTTGTTTACGAAGTTGCAAAAACTCACCATAATGTTTTTGTTTTTCTTCTTCTAATTCTTTGATTCGATCTTGCATTAACATCAATTCCGTTTCAATTGTGCCGAGGATATTAGAATTTTGTGTAAATGAATCGCGTAGTGCGGAGATGTCATCTAAATGTCGTTTGTCTAGTTTTTTGGTCATAACGTATAATACTTTTTCTTTTATTATAAGAAAAATAAATACATTTTCAAAATTATATTGTATAATTTTTTATTTGTCTACCCAACATTTTAGTTCAAAATCAAAATGAGGATTTTCCATATCTTCTGTTCTGAGAATATCAATAGCTAATTCGGTATCTAATACTACAGCATTATCTTTATAGTATAACTCTTTACCTGTTGATTTTTCTATAATTGCGTATAATTTAACGGGCGTTTCCATATTATTAAATATTTCTGATTTCAAATGCTTCTAATCGTGTAACATCTGTAGTAGTTGCTGAAGGTGTAGCGCTGATGTATAGGTATTGTGTTTGGGTTACGTCAAAGGCAACTGAACTAAGAGCTGATGTTGATTGACCTGCATCAATTACCGCTGACGGCGTAAATGGGTAACCCTTTAACACTCCGCTACTGATTGTTAATTCTCTGTTTATTTTAGTAAATAGAATAGTATTCGTACTTGCATACTGAGCAATTTGGCTGGTTGTACCGGTGGGCATTGATGATGAAGTACTTATTTTAATTCTATGTGTAGTATTATGAGCTGTACCTGTTTTACTAAATGCTGCGAAGAATGCTATCTTGTCGGTAGATGCAAATGTGTTGGCAGGAATTGTTATTTGAAGTAACTGCGTTTCGCCTGTAGCAGCACTACCTACCGACTGTGTGAATGATCGAGCAATGTATGCTTTTGGTTGATAGAATGAATCAAAGTAAGTTTTAAGAGTAGATTTAACATTAGCCCATGTTAGACGTTTCCATAAACTATTAGCATTATCATAAGTTAGTAATGAATCAGTATCGACAGGGGTTGAGTAATTAGCATCAGATACATTATGTAATTCTTCTAATTCATATCCATTGTCTATTTTAACAAATATTTTACCGTTATCAGCATGAGCATAAACAACATACCCTAATATTACTGTATGTTGAGGAGCTAGAGGTTTTACTTTTGTTAAGGCACCGGGGGTTGTTGGGGATAGGTATAAAATATCCCCATCTACCCATGTTTCACCTTGTAGTGTACCTGTAGTGTCAATCCCACGAATTAGTCCATTACTAGTGATAAAACCTTCTTGATTATCAGTAATAGTTTCAGTAACTAATCCAATAGTTGTAGCAGAATTTAAATCATTATTTGCTTGAGCTAATACTACAGCTAATCGTTGTCCTTGTGCACCACCTTCATCTACTCTTCTTACTCGTACAACTTGATAAGCTGATTCTTGTAATGTAATGCCAGATTTATTAACAATTCGTATGACCTCTTCTTGACCCAATTGAAGTGTTACATTTCCTCCTTTAAGACCTATATCTAAAGTACCATCAGTATCATTCCAACTTAAACGACCCGTTACAGGTTGAGCTACAGTTGCAGTAGTATCAAAATTAATTGCATCTATAGAAGTAATACTTCCAGATACTAAGAAATTATTAGCATATGATGCGGTCGCGGCATATGAAGCAGATACAGCATTTAAAACATAACTAGCCGTTTGGGCATTTTCTACATAAGAGGCAGTTAAAGCATAACTTGCAGTTGACGCAAATGAACTCGATATTGCTAAATATGAGGATGTAGCATAAATATCTTTTCCATTAATTTGATATATTTTATCAGTGGCAGAAAGTATTCTCGAGTAGTCGTTTGATGGATTAAAAGATATTATTCCAGTTGTTAAACCACTCTCAGTAACTGATTGTAGAATATAACCCATTGATCGAACTGCCCCGTTGGGTATATCTACCGAAAGAGCAACTGATTCAGTATCTGCACTATTGGTAGTTAAATATAATGGATTGCCATCCATAATTGCGCCTTCTACTGTCGGGAATCCGAGTGTTGGAGTTCCATTATCGACTTGAAATGTAACAGTACCTTGTAGTAAAATACTATTCATATCACTATCAATAACAATACCTAAAATATTATCTATAGTAGATTCATTAGTTGTTATAACAATATTTGCAAGACGTTGCCATTCTGCAACATCTCCATTATAATATACTATAGCCCCGTTAATACGAGCGTCTTGTCTAATTGTTTGTTCTGTTATTATTTTACCATTAGCAATTAATAGTTGTGCTGCAATTTGATCATTGATACGTTGTTGATCAAGTTGTTCTGAAATTGGGATTGTTGTGATACCTGTGGTATTATTAGGATCGTTCCAATCTAAAACAGAACCATTGTTAGTGGTTAAATTTCTATTACCCCATTGTATAGAGTTAGCACCTAAAGAATCATACACTGTTCTATTAGTAGAATCTAATGATTGATTGTGTAAGAATCCTGTAGTAGTTGATATACTACCTGTTACTCCTAATGATCCCGTAATTCGAGCGGAACCAGTAAATGGAAATGCTGGACTATTAGTTAATGAATGTGATGCAGTTATAGCATAACTTGCCGAAATATTATACAACGACCCGGTTTGTAATTGTCCTGGTTTAAACTGTCTCATTATGCCCAACGTCCTTTCACTATAATGATGTCTGATGCATCAATTTGATATCCTAATATGCTAGTATCAAATATAATTATTTGCGTACTAACATCACTGGGTGTCCACGCGTAAGCAGATTTATCAATATATTGTCCGTTAATATAAATGTCAAATTCATTCTTAGTAGCTGTAGTTAACAATACCGGATTGATTGCTGCTAGTGCTGCAATAGTAATGGTTGTTGTAGATGAGTATGTTGCCTGTTGTTCAGTTATGTTAGTTAGATACGCCATTATTGCAGGATCTAATTTTGTAGATGATGTTGGAGTCGAGACAGTTACATTTTGTCCCGCAGCAAATGCTGTTAATACTTTGCTTGACACTATTGTGCTTCCAAATAAATCGCTATCCAGATCTACAATGTTTTCAAACGTAACTTTTTTAACAGAATATGCTTTGCGCAATGTACTGGTTCTAGTTTCTTGTTCTGCTAACAATGTTGCTGTTACTGTTAATGGAATTGTAGCTCGAACCAAACGATCTTCGCCTATAGTATTTATAGTCTCAAACGAAACAGTTCCCATTGTAGTCGAAAATTTATTTCCTTCATTTCCCCAAGCAAACCGATTGTATGTTATTAATTGATCAACGAGATCATTTATTTGTGTTGTAAAATCACACCATAACAACATTTCATATTCAATTGTTACGTAGCGAGGAATATCTACAATGTATACTGTTTGTGATGGTTGCGGATCATTTTTTGGAATAGGGAACAATTGATCTTCATATCTATTTCTAGCATTGTATTTTGCACGATATGAAAATGAATTGCCAGCTACTGGACGATTAACGTCATTGCCTTTTACATTGTCGCGTTCTGTAACCGAATTACGTTTAAGCATAATTACAGGTGATTGTAACATGCCCTTTTCATCACGCAAATACCCTAAACGACGTACATTGTCCCATTTTTCTCCACTTGAAAAAATTACCGGAACTGATAAAGGTTGTTTATTGTCAGTAATTTGAGGTTGTATTTCGTTTTCAATATACCATTTAATTGCATAATCAATATCATATATCGTACGTTTTGCTGTGCGAATTACATCATCATCTCTACGTACTTGTTCAGCACGATTCAAAATTAAATCAGGTGTTATTCCTTCTGTACGAGTTGGATTAGGTTTATTCGTTTTGCGGTCAATGTCATTTCTATTCAGTCTAGGCATCGTTATCCTTTATATGCAGGAGATGCATTACTACCACCTCTTCTTAAATTTTTAATGCCTGTTGGTGTTTGGCGCGTTGCATGTGCATCACAAATAACAGAAACACTGTATCCATAGTTTTCGCCATTAGGCCATGTTTCTGGATTTTTTCCGGTGAAATATTGATTTGCATCAACATTGTCAAGTTCATAATATTCATTGTCCCAAAAAATAATATCTCCTACTTCGGGATAGAAATCTGCTCGTTCTAATAAATCTCTAGAAATTGCAAATTGCGCGGTTCTAGTATATGAATGTCCGTAATCATCCATTACGGCATTTTTACCTTCTTTAGTAATTATGCACGGGATAAGTATTGAATCAAAATATGATTTCGATTGCGATTCGCCATATATATTTGAATTACTTGATTCTACAACAAGTTTAAAAAATTCAATTTCAGTATCAATAATTGCGTTTATTAATTCTGAATTGATTGCGGCTAAAAATCTCGCATCTCGTATTCCGCCAAAAAGTGCCATATCTGTCCTCCTTATCCAACATAAATTTTTAATGGCACTTTTGATAACATTTCATGCATCTGCGTTGCCTCTGCATTTTGACGTGTCATCATCTGTTCTTTGGTTAATTTATCTAAGAATTCTCGCAATTGCGAAATCAATGTATCTTTTTCAGATTGGCCTTGAGAAACTAATTC